GGTTCGCTGTTGCGGTGGCGTCACCATCGATAATAACAGAAGGGGTCACATAACCACCACCAGTTGCTGTTACTTTAATTTTAGTAATTGCCCCGCTGGTGATTGAGTCTGGCGATTCGTTGGAGTAAATGGGAACACCGTCAACGGCAACACCAATTGGTCCGTTGGACTTACCGAAGTTTTCGGTGTTCTCTTTCTTCTTCTGTGGGATCTGATAAAGACCGTTAATTCCGGTCATTTCTGGACCAACACTGTCGTCGGTGGAGAAAGGTCCAATCTGATAAGAAGGGAAACTGGAAGTTGAGACCAGCACCCGCTCGTCGTTGAAATAAAGGCTGTCAATGCCGTCACTAAACTGGCCGTTGTAAGCCATGTTAGGGAGGGTGTTGGCCTGGGTCATCAAGTCGTCGTCCAGGTTCTCAACCAAACTCTCAAGGATTTGGTTTCCTGGGGAATCTAAACCAGGACCGTCGATGTAAATCTCAGAGTCTTTACTAACCAAAAGACCTGGTTCATTGACGGAAACTGACTCAACCAGGTTGAGGGGCCAGGAGTAACTGGTTAGATCGACTCCGTCGACGGTAATGGTCCCACTCAAATAATAAGGACCATAAACGGTGCTTCCGTTTGTGTGTTGGGTTTCTGTGTTGACGTAACCACGGGTGCACCCGAGGAACTGGTTTTGGGTCTTGCTGGTGTAACTAATTCCCTCGTTGTCGATGAAGAGGACACCCGAACTGGGAAAGCCCAAGGTGCTCTCAACAGTAATGGTGGTGACATCAATGTTGTCGTTGTTGGTCCCGGACCTTTCCAGAACACGGGTCAGTGTTGTTGCTGGGTTGAGGGGAAAGTCTCCAGAAATGCTGTCTTCATTGATGTGAAGTTCAAACTGAACGTCACTCTCATAAGGATAAGAGGACACATAATCACAAACACCACGACCGTGAATCTTATCATCGTTGTAAGACCTGATGGTCACTTCCGATCCAATTAGCTTATCGGGTGTGGTGTAAGGAAGTCTTGGGTTAGAGAGAACCTTGGGGAAAGGAACAACACGAAGAATTGGAGTGTCGGTCCAGGTGGAGTCCGAAGGGCGAACCATCTTATCGCCAGGATAATCCACCGAGACGTTCGCACGACCAAAGAGAATCTTGAATAACGAAACGATGCCAACGTTGGAACCCTTCGACGAGAAGAAGTCCTTAATGTTCTGCAACAAAGAAGAACGATTGACGTCCTCATTGACACGCTCCCACTCAATGTTTGGAGTGAAGGTCTCGTGAATGTTGCCAAGGATTGCAATTAGGAACAGGACGGACAGGTTCTGGACCTGAGCGCCCCTCTCGTGCCCCTCTGGGGTGGTCTTCTTGTAAGTTCCGTCACTCCGTAAGGTCGGCAGCACTGTCGTGGCACTGGCGCCCCTCTGGAGGTCATAAAGGGTGTTCCCTTCTTTGGTGCGGTAAAGGATTACTTCGTCGTCAATGAGAAGAACACCATTCTCATTGGGGAAGCCATAAGTGTCGACCAGAGTCAGAGACTCGGTCTCGTCTGCTGGGATGGTTTCGTTTAGGTAACCGAACTGGACGATCTTATCTGCGTAAGTGTCAAAGTTGCGGTAATTCTGTAAGTTTTGAAGAATGTCCTGACCAAAGCCAACACGCTCCTCTGACTCCGCCGCCTTCTCCATGAAGTTGACGAAGTCTGTGTAATTTTGATTAACGAATGAAGGAAGAAACGAATCAACCTGCGAGGAAGGTGTTGCCTTGGTGTTCTTCATGACCCAGCGATTTCTTGATCAACGGTGGCAACGATGTCTGATTTGGCAATGTCAAAGTCGGCATAAACCGTCTTACTGGCAATAACGTCCTGGTTATAAGGAATTGCCCTAATCTCAATAACATCGTTTTCTACACTTGTATTTACAATGGTTATTGGAGTGGTGTAACCGAGATTGACTTCACCCTTGTTGTAATCGACAGTTCCGAAGTTCTTATCAACAATAACCTTCGTGTTACTGTTGTTTAGATAAAAACGGTAAATGTTCCCTTCACTGTCGTCCTCGAAGTAATAAGTAATGGGATCGACAATTCCACCAATGGACAGCTGGAAACCAGTTGAATAAACAGAGGAGGTTCCAGCGTTATTGCGAAGCTGGTTCTCAAAGCAGATCTCATAAGAAGCAGCAGTGTCAATCAGCGACACCATGTCTCTCCTCATGCGAAGTGTGGTGTTGTTACGGGTGATTGAACCATCAGCGTCGTCAATGGCACCGACAACACGAGAATAACGAACAGCACCACCGAACTTGGAAACTGTGGAGCTCTCGGAGTACTTTGTAAGAATGTCCTTTACGCTGGCAACAATTGCCGAGTTGTCCTTGACAGTTCTCTTGTTGTCATAATAAACAGTGGAGACGACCTCAACGAAGATAATCTCAGCGTCAGCCAGAACAACGTCGATGGAGGCAATTCGGAAAGGTTTCAGAGACTCCTTAATGTAATTCTTGGTGATGGTACTCAGAGCATAACCAGAGGAGGGCTTGATGATCACATAAACACGACCGTACTGTGGGGTTTCCAGCTCTTCACCACCAAACACATAAACGTCATCGACAGCAGGATAAATGCGACGGACGATGTTCTCATAATCCTCAGCGACAACACAACGATTCTGTGAAGCGAAGTCGCGTGGTGCTCGGAACTTAATCGAAGAAACGTCCTCAATGGCAGCACCACCCTGGGAGGTGGTTACTGTGTTGATTGTTGGACGGTCGTTGATGAGGACGTTATTCTGATCAAACGAGCGGCCCACAAAGGAAAACTTAGTGTCACCAGAGACGCCATTACCAACAGCACCTTTGGTTACGACATAATTGACGAAGATCTTCGCCCCGTCCTGGAGCTTCTTACCAAAGAGGCCGTCACCGAAGGTCAATTCATAACGACCGTCTTCCACTTCTTCCAACCAATAAGCTCTGGTTTCAGCAGTCAGGGTGACTAAGTTCTTTGCTTCCTGATAAAACTCGTTGGTGGTCTGGTTGGGGTCTTCCTGAACTTCCACACGGATGGTGGTGGTGTCGATGTTTTCGTTTTCTAAGATAAACTTCTGGTTGTACTCACTGTCATCGACTGTAAAGTTGGCTTTCAGGAAAGTTCCCTCATAAGCCCTAACATCACGGAAGACACAGGAGCCAGATCCAGAGACCGCAGAGGTCTGCTGGTCAATGATGTTGAAAATAACACTCTCACTTCCGTTAGAGGTCATCAAAAGCTGACCGGGATCGATCCTCAAAGTGCGTGGGAAACCGTTGGGGAAGTCAGCAGCGTCAAGATTATAAGTGAAAGTGACGTCAGTTGAGGCAGATCTGGCAGAAGTTGGTGTGTAACCCACCATACGAGCGTTCGCAACCACGTTATTACGCAAAGTGGCCGACGAAAGGAAACTTTCGTTGGCAATCATGTTGGTGCCGTACGCATTCAGCTGAGCCTGATATGCGATCAGGTTCAAAATGACCTGTAAGTTTGACCCATTAAAGTCAAAATCAGTGAATTCGCCAGTGGATTTCAGATAATCGACCAGATTATCCTTAATTTGCTGGAAATCGACCTCTGTAAGTTGAATGCCTGCCATTTGCTTCTGACTACTTTTAGTTATTTAGGGGTGGAAATCAATACCTTGTTGGGCGTAAGATGTGGTCGAACACGAATACTTGGTCATAACCAACAATCTTATAAGTCACTCGGACAGAGAACTGGTTTTGATTTGGTTGAGCCTCCACATAAACCTCCACATCTTCTGCTCGTGGCTCATTGAACGCAATTGCCCTGCGAATTTCCAGCGTGAGGTCGCCGGCAGTTCCCTCATCGACAAGATCGAAAAGGTAATCGGTCACTTTGGAGCCCATATCCCGAAAGAAAGGAACCTCTCCTGGGATGGTAAGGACGATATTCTTGATGGCGTTATTGATGGCACGCTCATCCTTCAGCACCGGAAGGTCCCCAGTGACTGGGTTCGGTGTGAAGGAGAGTGAGATATCAACAAACTTCTTCAGTTTCCTTGACGTTTCTACATTAGCCATTAAAAAAGAGGCGGTTTCCCGCCTCTATTTAGTCTGTGAGACCTGGGTTGATATCCAGCTCTTCTTCCAGTTTGTCTAGTCTGTTGAAGAGTTCGTCCAGTGCGACGTTAATCTTCACATACTCCTCACTACCAGGTTTCCGGTAGTAGAGTTCAAAGGGAGTATCAGTCATTGAAATACTCAGAAGGACGGGGTGAGTCACCTTCCCAGATGGGAGGAATCATGATGGTGCGGGCCGCTTCAGGGCCAAAACGCTGCCACATGGTGTAAAAGTCTTCAACCTTGCTGCGTGAGCAGGGGAACTTACGAATGTTGTTCAGGTTCAGCAGTTGAACCTCAGCTTTCACTTCTTGGACGGTCATAACAAAAGAACCAGGACACCCTTGTTATAACGGGTCCTGGTTCAGGTGTCTAGTATCAGAACTCGGCGTCGAGTTGAATTTGGTAAAAATCA